AAAGCTGCACAAAGATCAGAATATGAAAAGCAAGTTCGAGAATGTGCATGGTGGTTTTCGGCAGGCCGTAGCGGCAGGCGGCATCACAGGCCTTCGTGGTGACCGTGTAATGATCGATGATCCAATGTCTGTAGATGGTGCTGCATCTGAGGCTGTGAGAGAATCAACGAACACATGGTTCTTAGAAGCCCTTCCAACGCGCCTTAACTCACCGATCAACTCAGCAATCATTGTGATCATGCAGAGGCTCCATGAACTGGATACGAGCGGAGTGATCTTAGAGAACAATCTTGGCTACGATCATGTGATGCTTCCGCTTGAATACGATCCAGACCGTGCATTTGCGACCAAGCTCGGCTTCGAAGATCCAAGACAGCATGTGGGTGAGATTCTATTCCCTGAGCGTTTCCCGCCGTCTGTTGTAGAGCGTGATAAGAAGGCTCTCGGTCCGTATGCCGTTGCTGGTCAATTCCAGCAGATCCCTGCGCCTCGTGGCGGCGGTATCATAAAGAGAGAGTACTGGATCAATTGGACTGAAGATAAGTTTCCCGGCTTTGATTACATCATGGCTGCTGTGGACACTGCGTACACGATGAAGAAAGAGAACGACTACAGCGCGATGACTGTGTGGGGCGTGTTCACTGGCAACCCCTATGCTGTGGCAACAAAGGTATTGCGTAGGGATGGAACGCTAGTTGACGCCTCGCGTGAGGTTGACATGCGCGTCTATGATGAGCAGCGTCCTCGATTGATGTTGATCCATGCATGGCAAGAGCGGCTTCCATTCCATGAACTCGTCGAGAAGATTGCTGGTACATGCAAAGATCTGCACATTGATAAGGTGCTGGTCGAAGGGAAGGCCAGCGGCATTAGTGTAGAGCAAGAGCTGCGTCGATTGTATGGGCATGAGACATGGGGAGTTCAGATCACAAACCCCGGCGCGTATGATAAAGTTGCACGGCTGACATCTGTTGAACCAATCTTCGCAGAGGGCATGGTGTATGCGCCTGATCGTAAATGGGCAGACACGGTGATTGACCAGTGTGCATCATTCCCAAAGACAAAGCACGATGACCTTGTAGACACGGTCAGTATGGCTGTGCGACACTTGCGTGATCTTGGCATGTTGGTTAGAGGCGCTGAGTGGACAGCAAACATTCATACAGACATGCAGTTTGCAGGAAATGGTAGCAACGAGCCGTTGTATCCTGCGTGATTGAAAAGGATATCCAATGAACAAACTAACAAATCTTATCGCATCGATAACGGCTGCGGTGATTGCATCAGTAGTAGTAACACACGCAACAGATGACATGTCACCTGCTGAGTTTTTCGCTCGTGATAAGGCCAAGAACTTCAAGGCTGAGAACTTTTACGGCGATATGAGTTATATGAAAACACCGAAGAGCAAGGTTGAAGTGATGAACAAGGTAGCGACGAGAGCGACAGCAGAGGGTATACCTGTCAACTTTGCGTTGAGGATTACAAAGGTAGAGAGCGGCTTTCAATGTCATGTTGTGGGGCCAAAGACCAAGCATGGCAGGGCGCAAGGCGTGATGCAGATCCTACCTTCAACGGCTGAAAGAATGGGCCATCGCGGTGGAGATCTGGCCAACTGTGACGATGGTTTAAAGTATGGCATGGCCTATCTATCGCTGTGCTATCAACTAGCAGGCAAGGATGAGCGTAATGCGTCTTCATGTTATGTAGGCGGAGAGAAGATGGTTGACGGACCAAAGGGCAAGTATGCAAAGAAGTATGTCAACCTAGTTAAGTATGCAGCAGTACCTAATTTTGTATATGCAATGAATTGAGGGGAACATGTTCAATTATAAAAGAGTATTGGTTGACGCTATGGTTGACGATATCGAACCTAATTTGTTTCGTGTTACGGCTACAGGTAAGCCTCCGTTTGCTGAAACCCGCATCTATATTATTCGGGCGAAGTCTGATACTATTGCCGCTCGTGATGGTATTCAGCGTTTCGTCGAAGAGATGGAAGCAAAACAATTGAAGGAAGTACGTCATGCCAATGACGCAGGGACTGTTCTCAAACATTAGGTTAGCTGAAGAGCAACCGAAGATTGAATTAGGTCCAGAGCAAGATATCATCGATAGTAGTGGTCAAGAGAACGCTGATAAATCTAACTTCGATGACAAAGGCAATCTGATATCGATTGAGCATCCAGATGGCTCAATCACAATTTCTATTGATGGAAAGCCGCTAGAAGGCGTGAAGCCTCGCGGTCCAACAGGCTGGTTTGACAATCTTGTTGAAGACATTGATCAAGGCGAACTCAATCGCATTGCTGATGATCTTCTGCGTGGCATTGATGATGATATACAAAGCAGATCTAAATGGGTTTCTGACCGTGCAAAAGGATTGAAGCTGCTAGGTCTTGAACTTGATGTTCCTGCACAGGGTGCGTCTGCTGATGGTGCGCCTGTTGAAGGCATGAGCCGTGTGCGTCATCCATTACTGTTAGAGGCAGTGCTTCGTTTCCAAGCTAATGCTAGATCAGAACTGTTGCCTACGGATGGGCCAGTAAAGATCCGCAATGATGATAACAATACAAACCTTCAGGAAGACAAGATTGCTGATTGTCTTGAGAAGGACATGAACCACTATCTAACGAGCACTGCTGCAGAGTACTATCCTGACACTGATCGAATGCTGTTGATGTTAGGCTTTGGCGGCACTGCGTATAAAAAAGTTTATTACTGCCCTCTTCGCAACCGCCCAGTATCAGAGAGTGTTGATGCAGATGATTTGATTGTGAATGAATCAGCCACTGACTTGAGGAACGCTTCACGCATTACGCATCGCACATACTTGAAGCCAAGCACTGTAAGGCGTTTGCAGATCTTGGGTGTGTATCGTGATATTGATTTGCCTAATGCAAAGATGCCGACACTCGATGACATCCAGCGTCAAAAGAAAGATCAGCAGGGTCTAACACCGACAAGCAAAAGACCTGATGAGAATGATCGAGAGATCTATGAGATCTATTGTGAGTTAGACCTGCTTGGTTTTGAGCATCGCCACAAAGGGAAGCTGTCTGGTCTTGAAGTTCCGTATCGTGTGACCATTGATTTATCATCTCGTGAAATTTTGAGCATCGTGCGTAATTACGATGAAGACACAAAGGATCTGCCAGAGGCTCGTACAAACCTTGTGAAGTATACGTTTGTCCCCGGTCTTGGTTTCCATGATATCGGCCTGCTTCACATCTTGGGCAACACGACAAATGCTTTGACTGCTGCTTGGCGTGAGATGCTTGACGCTGGCATGTTCGCTAACTTCCCCGGTTTCCTCATGGCCGACAGTGGCGCGAGGCAGAATACAAACATCTTTCGCGTTCCCCCCGGTGGCGGCGCTCTCGTGAAGACCAATGGCATGCCTCTCAAGGATGCTATCATGCCCATGCCTTACAAAGACATTGGCGGCGGTCTTATGAGCCTGACTGATAACATGGCCCAGACGGGTATGCGTATCGGTGGGACATCTGAGCAGCAGGTTGGTGAAGGCCGTGCTGATGCCCCTGTAGGCACAACGCTGGCCATGATAGATCAGGCTACAAAGGTTCTCAATGCGGTCCACAAGCGTATGCATGCATCTCAGGCTGAAGAGTTCCGCTTGATCATGGAGTGCTTTAGAGAGCATCCAGAGGCCTTCTGGCAGCGTAATAAGAAGCCTGCCTACTCATGGGACCAAGAGACTTTCCTGACAGCCCTGAACGACTGTGATCTAGTCCCACAGGCTGACCCGAATACGGCCTCACATGGGCAGCGCATGATGAAGGTGGCCGCTCTTAATCAGGTTGCACAGGGTAATCCTCAATTGTTTGACCCCGTGGCTGTGGCTACTGCGACTTTGCAGGAGATTGGCTGGAGTAATCCTGAGCAATTCTACCTTCCCCCGCAAATGCGGAACAAGCCAGATCCAAAGATGATGGAGCTGCAAGGCAGGGCGCAGATCGAGCAAGGCAAATTGCAGATCGAGCAGCAGGATGCTCAGGCTCGTATGGTTGATGCACAAACAAAAGCCAATGATGCCCGTGTTAGGCAACAGATCGACCATGCTAAGGTTCAGATCGAGTTTGAAAAGGCTAGAAGCCAAGAGCGTTATGCTCAACAGGAACTTGGCAGCAAAGCCGAAGAGCGCATTACCAATGAACGTATTCAGTTGATCGACCTTGCACAGAACCTTGCGGTTCATCCAGAGAGTGCAATGTTGATACAACCTTTGATCGAACCTACGATGCAGGATATCGTAAGACAACAGATGCAGGCAGAAGCAACGCGCAAAGGCCTTGTGCCACCCGCGCCTAATGCAGGAGGTATGAATGGCTAATCCAGAAGCAGGAATAAACGCAGCAGAAGCTGTAATAAAGTATTTTACAAGACCCGGCACTGGTAACAGGGTTTATAGATTAAACCCCGGCGAAATTCTTCCAAAAGGCGCAACTGTTACACGAGAAGTACCAGTTTCTGGTTCTGGGCAACGCATCCCTGCTGAACAACCACCCGCTGTTCCCGCTGGTGCAAGAGCTGCTTCAAGCAAGGCAGCTTTAAACCCGTGGGAAGATCCAAAGATTCTTTCATTGGAAGATTGGAAATCTATAATTAAATCTGGCGAAAAGAAAGCTGGATCTGAAATTGCTATTCCAAAACTTCGAGAAGATGCAATCAAGCAATTGGAAGAACACCATTATGTCGCTCATCCAAAAACAAAAAATCCAATCAACATTGCTCCAAATTCTCCATACATATATTTTGAAGATGCCAAAGGCGCTTTGATACCAGTTGCAAGAGATAATAAATCAGCACTTCAAACAATTCGATCTGCTGAAATGCCCGGTGCTCCCGGCGTTCCAAAGTACAAACAATTAAATCCTACATCTCAATCAATTAAAGATGAGTTAGGCATTGGGCCAACAGCGGGTGAAAATGCCGCACTACTTGGTGGGTCTGCTGTTGCGGGTGCGGCTGCTTCTGCCCCTGTAATATTATCAAACGAACAAACTGCTGTTCCTGAACCAAAAAACAATCCAAATTATGAACCGCCAGCTCCTCTCATAGAAAATGAGAAGTATCCTGCTTACAATAAACCTACGCCACAAGATGATTTGATTGAAGCCGCAATTAAAGCATTAAATGCACCAAGGCCAAATGAA